TGAAGTAGAAGCATTAGATGGTCTAACTGCATCTACAACTGAGCTTAACTTACTAGATGGTAAGAGCATAGTTACAACGATTGGTGGTAGTGCAACTGATGTACAGATACCATCAGCTCAAGCTGTCAATGAGCGTATTGTAGAAGTCGTAACAGAGGTAGGTGGTTTTGTACCCATACCTAACGAAAACAACTTCCCAGACGCCAACCCTGACATCAATGATGGAGCTGGTACGATTGTTAGTATCAAAGCTTTGGCAGCTAACCTTGTCGCTAACGGCAGTGGTGTAGCTACTGTAGCTAACGGTAACGTCAGCAGCAATGCTACAATTACTATCAATGGTCTGACAGCTGGTGCTACAATCGGTGCTGGTAAAGGTATATTAGTAGAAACAACATCTACATTACACACCTACGCATTTCACAGAACTGTTATAGATACAACAGGTGTAAGTAATGCACAAACACTTGTTAATGACTTTAACGACAGATATCAGATTAGTGCTAGTGCACCTAGTACACATCCTGATGGTTCAGCCCTAGGAGACGGAGACCTATGGTTTGATACATCTACAAATATAATGAAGGTGTATGACTTAGGTAACACACAGTATGATGCTGTAACCTCTGTTGGAGACTTTAAACTATTAACAGTTGTACCTGACGGAGCTACATCAGGCACACCTACATTTAATGGTAGTATTGTATCATACGATTTAAGAGATGGCGGAGTTGCTGCTAACGTAACAAGCGTTGGTCAACTTATAGTCAGTCTTAATGGTGTTATACAAAAACCAAATGCTGGCTCATACAATGCAAGTAACGAAGGATTTTATCTAGAAGGTGCTAACGGAATTAAATTCTGTACTGCACCAGCAGCTGGAGCTAGCTTATTTGTAACACTAATTGGTGCAGCTACATCTATAGGTACACCTAGTGACAACACAGTTTCAAGTGGAAAATTAACAAGTGATTCAGTAATAGCTGGAAAGATAGCTAGTGGAACTATAGTTAATGATGATGTAAACGCAAGTGCAGCGATAGCTGGATCAAAGATTTCTCCTGATTTTGGTAGTCAAAACATAGTAACAACTGGAACTTTAAGTTCTGATAACATAACTATAAGTAATACTCATCCCAAATTATTTTTTACTGATACTAATAATGATCCAGATTACCTAATTCATAATGAAAATGGGGTCTTAAAATTTAAAGATAATACAAATAACCAAGGAATACTTAGACTTAATGCTCAACACACAGACTTTATAACTAATGTAGACTTTCTGGCTGGTATTGATGTTACAGGAAATATCACATGTACAGGAACAATTCCAGCAGCACAATTAACTGGTACACTGCCTGCTATAGATGGGTCGAATCTAACAGGTTTACAAGCTGGTGCGACTGGAGGTAACTCTGGAGCTAACGCAGTATTCTGGGAAAACCAGCAAACTGTTACACACGATTATTCAATAACTGCAAATAGAAATGCCGGAACATTTGGTCCTATTACTATTAACAGCGGAGTGACAGTAACAGTACCAAGTACATCTAACTGGACAATAATATAATGGCAATAACAATAAACGGAAACGGAACTGTAACAGGTTTATCACAACTACCTGATTCTGCTATGGCAGCAGGGTCTATACTTCAAGTTAAACAAACTATAAAAGGAAATGCTTTTGAATCATCTCAAACAGTTGGAGGTGGTTATGCAGATATCACAGGACTATCTTTAGATATAACTCCATCAAGCACAAGCAGTAACATATATGTTATGGCTACTCTTTATAACAGTAATACTAATGCCGTAAATTTTTTTAGAATATTGCGAGACAGTACATTTATAGAGCAACCATCATTTACATCATCAAGTGGTGCTAATTATAATGCTCATGGTTTTTCTTATTTCGATCATAGCTTTCAAGATACATGTGTAATTAACTTGCTTGACGATCAAATATCTACAACTTCACAAGTTACATATAAAGTACAATGTGCAGTAACAAGTGGTGTATGTACATTAAATCAATTTTATAACACTTCAAACTATGCCGGAAACTGTACACTAACAGCCATGGAGGTAGCAGCATGAGTATAAAATTAAACGCACAGTCTGGAGGGTCAGTTGCACTTGACGCTCCAACTCAAACAACAAGTAGTGCAGACGTAACATTTAAGTTACCTGTAGCTGACGGTACTGCTGGACAGGTACTAAGAACTGACGGTAATGGTAATCTTAGTTGGGTAGACGATCAAGGCGGTAAAGTTCTTCAAGTAGATGCTTTAAACGTAACAGCTCGTACCTCTGGTACTTTTTCTAATGGTAGTCTAAGTAGTACACCACTTACACTAACAATGACTTCAACAGCACTTAATTCAAAATTTTTAATATCAGCAACAATAAATGGTGAAGCTAATGTAGAAGATCATTCTGTAGGTTTTGTTTTAAGAAGAGTTATTGGTGGTACCGGTACTTCAATAAATATAGGAACTGCTGCGGGATCTAGATCAGTCATAACTATTATGAAAGCCGTAGGGTATCATGGAAACGATCAAGATTCAACACCATCTACTACTGTTATGAGTCCATATTTAGATTCTCCTAATCAGGCATCAGGCACAGCAATAACATATAAACTTGACATCATAGGTATGGGTCAAGGTGGAACAATGTATTATGGTGGCACTGCATCTGATAGTAACGGTATAGGTTACGAAAGGATGCCGAATAATATAACAGTTATGGAGATAGCAGCATAATGAGCACATTAAAAACAAACAAGCTTGTACACACAGCTAACGGTGCAAGCGAATTTACACTACCTACAGCAGATGGTAGTAATGGACAATATTTAAAAACTAACGGGTCAGGAGGTTTAAGTTTTGGAACTATAACTATCCCAGCTGGTGGTAAGTTAGGTCAACTTGTAACAGATATCTATGAAGAAACTGCTGGTGATCGTACAACTACTTCATCAGTTTATGCGGACACAAATTTAGAGCTAAATATAACACCAGCTGCATCAGGGTCAAAAATACTTCTTATTGCTTTTTGTAATGGTTCAAGAGTTAGTAATTCTGGAACTAATTGTGTTTACAACATACAAAGAACGGTAGGTGGAACCTCTGGTTACATGTCAGGCCAAAATATGGGTCTTGCTCATACTTACTCGACTAATGCTGTAAGTCTTAGCATGGGAATGATAGACACTCAAGATAATTATGGGTCTACTGTTAACTATAAAGTTCGCTTTAGAAATTATGGAAACGGATCTTATGTCTCTACTGGTGTTCGACTAAATACAACAAACTTCTTTTTAGCTGCGGAGATTTTAGCATAATGGCATTAACAAAAGTAAACTCAGCCGGCGTTAAGGATAATGAAATTGTTAACGCCGACATTCATTCGGCTGCCAATATTACAGGTAGTAAGTTAGCAGACGACACAATAACTGAAGTAAAACTAGACGTAAGTAACGCACCTTCAGATGGTAAGTTTCTTCAGTATAAAGACAATACTGACCAGTTAACTTGGGCAGCCGCATCGTCAGCAGAAGTATACGGATTTAACACTAACGCAAGCGGAAACTTAATAGTCACTACCACAAACGGTGGTGCAGATAATATCTCAGGTGCAACTTATGCAGCATTTGAAGATGTTATTTATGCAGCTACAGGATTTACATTTACCGTAGATGCTTCAACAGGTAATTTAATCGCAACAATTTAAAATGGCAACAATAGATTTAGGCAAAATAAAACTTGTCAATAAAAATACTTGGGATACTAATACCACATATACTGCTGATGACATTGTTCAATATACTGACAATGGAATACTATCAACTTATATATGTGTCGTAGCTAGTTCTCAAGGTCATACACCATCTTCAAGTGGTACAACACATGCAAGTTGGAACTTTTTAGCAAAAGGTATAGCTGACCCTATACCAAGTCAATCTGGTAACTCAGGTAAAGTTCTTAAAACAGATGGTAGTTCAATATCTTGGGGTGCAGATATTGGTGGTAAACTACTAAATATATATTCTACACATCCAACAACTTCAACTAATACTACAAGCAGCAGTTTTCAAGATTGCACAGACTTTTCACTAACAGTTACAGCTTCAGCTAGTACAAGCAGCTTTTTAATAATGGCTTCAGCTAATATGGAATGTGATGGTAGTGCCAACAGGTCTCATGCAACTATCTATAGAGATAGCACTAATTTAGGTCATTCAGCTGGTGGTCTTACTATGATGCACGAATATTATTATCCGGGTTCACAAGACCAAGAAATGCCTGCTACTATGCAAGTAATAGATACACCGGGTGATACAAACGCTCATACTTATAAAGTAAAAGTAAGACTAAATGGTGGAACTAGAGCTGGTTGGAATGGAGTACAATACACAACAAAAGGATCTTTAATTATTATTGAGGTAGGTGCATAATGTTATACAATAAAGCAAAAGCATTAGTAAGTCTTAAACCCGGTGCAGAATGGGTTTGGGGTGGAGAAGATTTTTCTGGATTAAATTGGCTTGATAGTAAAATTGCAAAACCAACTGAAGCTGAAATAGATGCAGAACTTACAAAGTTAAATAATGCAGAACCTATGAGACTTCTCAGACAGGAAAGAGATTTAAAATTAACAAACAGTGATTGGAGAGCTAGTTCTGATGTAACACTCTCAGATGCTTGGAAAACATATAGACAAGCACTAAGAGATTTACCAGCTAGTGCAACACCTAAAGTAGATGAATTTGGTAATTTAGATCAATCTTCAGTTACTTGGCCGACTGAGCCTAGCTAATGGAAATACCCAGCATAGTAATACCACCTGTAAAAGATATAGAAACAATATCTATACCATTACCTACTGCTGACGTACCAAGTTATGTACCCTTGGTTGTACCTCCTAGTGATTTACAAGAACCAGAGGGTACAAAACCTGTAGAAACTGTCGACCCACCTAAACCAACTTTACCACCTCCTTTTCCACCTTATCCTCTACCATCGACTGAGGTGTTAGTTCCTACAGTGATTACAGCTGTTACAGCAGTGGCAGCTACAACTGTAGCCACACCTATTATACAAGATATAAAAGAAAGAATTACGAAATTCTTAAATAATAAAATAAAAAAATGGAAAGAAAACCGGAAGAAAAAAAGGGACTCTTTACAAAGCTCAAAGAAAACATAGATGACCATGAAGAGCAAATGCAGATACTAGGTGCTATGGTGCGTCTAGGAGTTGTGATTTGGTCAGGATTTATCATCACCTTAAATTATGTTGAATTACCTATGGTCAAGAAGTCAAATACTTCAGCCGATATCACTTTCGTAGCCAGCGTCTTTACGGGTGCACTTGCAACTTTCGGACTAACTACAGGTAATGGTAAAAACAAAGAAAAAGAAAAACCAAAGACATGAAGAAACTGATTCTTCTCTTAGCATTGTTATCACCCGCAGTTGCAAGAGCTAATACTGTCACGCCCCAGTTTACTACAGGGTCGATGAACAGTACAACTACAACAACCCAAACGATAACTGAGGTCGAGCAACGTCAGGTTTTCGGTGCTGCCGTAAATACATGGAGCGGTAGTAATATTACATCATCAGCTAGTGCTGGTATTGCCGGTGGAGATGCAGTATTTACTGTAACTGACAATACCCTACCTTGGAACTTAGAAGTTACAACTCGTGCTGCTGGCGTCGTAGAACAATGGGATACTACAAGAAACTATACAATAAACTCTACTACTACATCGCTGTCTGTCTTCTCACAGTAGGACCAGCGTTTGCAGAAGGAGATACAAATAATACCTCAAATCCTGTGGCAGCAGCTACAGGTAATGTGACAAATCAAGCCGTACAGTTTCAAAACAACGGCTC